CGATGAACGTATAATAAACGTGATTAAATTATGTTGCAAGTATTATTTAAAGTATTTTTTAAAGTATTTAAAAAAAGAATTGAATCAAGAGAGAGTAAGACGCAAGCGATAAAAGAATTGCAAAACGTTGAGGCTGTAAGCAATGCAAAGATTGAAAGCTGCAAAGCCGCTCTGGTATTGATTGCGTAAAAAAATGATTTAAGAAAATGAAAAAATAATTTAAAAAAGATTTTGGCAAAGATTGGCAGAAATTGAGAGAAAGTAAGAAAAAAAAGCGCGGAAGAATTGCAAAAAATTGTGTCAAATAAAATTTTAAATAAATGTTGAAATGATTGAAAGTGTGTCAAATTGGGAAAGATAAAAAAGGCTTGATTAATTGGCGGCGGTAGGATTATTTGAAAATATTAATCAACTGAAATTTGTAGAAAAATGAAAGAAGAAAAAAAACACGAACGAGAAAAATTATCGAAACGGGTGAGTATAAAAAAACGGCGAGCACTTAATCAAAAACAAAAAATGTTCGCTAAATTGTTGCCAATTTCTAAGAGCGCAACCGAAGCGGCAGTAAGTGCGGGCTATAGTCCAGTAAGTGCGAGGCAAATTGCTGTTGAGAACATGTCAAAGCCGTCTATTGTTGCGGCTGTAGAAAAGAACATGAAACAGTGCATGAATGATGTTGGCTTGTCTGATGATAATCTTGCTGCTAAATTCCACGAACTAATTTATTACAACTCTGAAAAAGTAACTCGTATTATTGGGGAAGGTGATAACGCGCGGGAAATAGAAGAGATGAGAGATGCAAGAGTAGCAGCTAGCACGCTAGCAAATGTAGTAAAATTTAAAGGCGCAAGCTTAGAGAATACAAGCGCTGGAATAATAAATGATGTAAACGCGGATACTGCATTGCTTGCAATCAAAAGTTTGGTGAGAAAGCTCTCAGTTGATCAAGTTAAAGAACTGAGAGATAGTTGCGATGCAATGCTTGAGAGTAAAGCGAAGATAGTGTCTGAAGCTTAGAAACTCAAGTGTGAAGAGAAATAATTTAACATAATGTTAATTATGAGAAAAAAAACGTCTCGAATCAACAGGCTGTAAGCTCGATCAATTATTTTGGGGGGTGGTTCTGAAAAATAGACGACCCCCCCCTCCCTTAGTTTTAATACTCACCCCAACCATTTCTAAAAAAAATTCCCACTAAACCCAAATGACAACTCAACAACCACAATAAAACAATCATAAACCCACTTTTTAGCCTCACACAACACTTTTTTGCCAATAAATACACAATCACCCATAAAGGATTTTAAAAACTCTTCCTATCCCCCTATTTTTAAAACTGATTTTTCTTTTTTTTTATTTTCTAAAATCTCCTTTGAAATTTTTTAAAAATTTTTCCATTTAAACCTTTTTTCAAAAGCTAATAATGAAAGTGGATTGAATTTGTTTTTTGTCCGAGTTTGTTGTAACACCGAATACAACATAATAAAATAGAGATAGGAAAAAGTTTTTTTTTGAAGTGCCTTTTAACTTACTCTCTGAGTTGATTCCAGCCCGTGAAACATTTTTGACTTGTATATTGGGGATATATAACTATTATACTGTGGATATATAACTTATATACTGTGGATATACAAGTGTAATTGTTTCACGCATAATATTTCTTGATTTTAGATTTTTGTTTGGTAGATTTTTAGGGGTTAATAATTTAAAAATGAGGTTATGAAATGAAATTAAAATTAGCAGAATGCAAAGAATTAGGATTGTTAAGATCGCAAAAACACCCAAGATTACCATTAGAGATTTGGAATTATACAGAAAAAGTTCAATATGATGATTTATGGGATGATGTGACTCTATCTCATAGAGGAACTGTTAGAGATTTAGATGGTAATCTGGTAGCAAGAGCTTTTAACAAATTTTTTAATATAGAACAAAACAAACACAAAGAATCAGAGCAGTTTGAGATTTACGACAAAATGGATGGCAGCTTAGGTATTTTGTTTAATTATCAAGATGAGTGGATATTGGCAACTAGAGGAAGTTTTCTTAGCGAACAAGCTTTAAAAGGTTTTGAAATCTTACAAAAATATAATTATCAGAATTTGGACAAAAACCTGACTTACTGTTTTGAGATCATATATCCAGAAAATAGAATTGTTTTAAATTATGGAATAAAGGAAGCTTTAGTTCTGCTTGCCGTGTTTGATTTGGATGGGAATGAACGCTTGCCTGAAAATTATTCAAATATCTTTGAAGTAGTTAAGAAATATGACTTTAAAGATTACAAAGAGATTCAAAAATTGAACTGGGATAACTCAGAAGGATTTATTGTTAGGTTTTCTAATGGCGACCGCTGCAAAATCAAATTTGAAAATTATGTTGAGCTACATAAAAAGTTAAGTTTAATTTCTGAAAAGTCAGTTTGGGAGCTAATATGTGAAAAAAAAGACATAGATCAATATCTTAGCATCATTCCAGATGAATTTCATCAACAAGTTAAACAATGGTATTGTAATATTATGCTAAATTTCAGCAATATTCAAATTAAAGTTCAAAACAAATTTTACCAATTGCCAAGCTTTGAGACAAGAAAAGAATTTGCCTTGACAGTAAAAGATGATTGCGACAAGGGTATGTTGTTCAAGCTTTTGGATAACAAAGATATTTTTGAAGACATCTGCAAATTAATAAAACCAAGCAATAATAAATCTTTAATTTTTGATAAGGAAGCAAATGGCTAAAATAACTTTAATGGTAGGAATTTCTGGCTCTGGGAAATCAACCAAAGCAAAACAAATAGCTTCGGAAACTGGAGCACTTATAATAAACAGAGACAAATTGCGGGAAATGTTGTTTGGATATCAAGAAAATAATATTAATGAATATTATTCTCAACCCGATCTTTACTTGAAAGAAAATCAGGTTACTAGTTTTCAGAATTATTTAGTTGAGAAAGCTTTAGTTAAAAACAATGATGTGATTATTGATAACACAAACCTAAAACTAAGTCACATAAACGAAATAGTTAAAAAATTTTCAAAATATGAATTAGATTTTATGCTGATTGAATGTAATTTGCAGGAATCGATCAATAGAGATAAGGCTAGGACTAGAATTGTTGGTGAAGAAGTTATTAGAAGCCAATTCAATAATCTTAACATTTTGAAAAAAAATTTTGATTTTAAGCCTATTTTACCAAAAAATTCCAAAATATTTAATGATAACTCTAAGCACAAAGCTTATATTTTTGATATTGATGGCACTTTAGCTTTAAAGGGAGATAGAAATCCTTACGATTTGTCCAGAGTAAAGGAAGATAAATTAAATAATTGCGTTGCTCAAACCTTACAAGCTTTAAAAATCAAAGGTTTTGATATTATTATCTGCTCTGGTAGAGAAAGAACGCAAGAATGTGAGGATTTAACAAAGGAATGGCTTGATTTGTATAATATAGAATATGACTGGATTCTTATGCGTAAAGAAAAAGATATGAGGGCTGATTATGTTATAAAAGAAGAAATGTGGCGAGAAATTTGCAAAAACTATTACATAGAAGCTATGTTTGATGACCGCAACCAAGTTGTTAATCATGCAAGAAAGTTAGGATTTAATGTTTTTCAGGTTAATGAAGGTGATTTTTAATGGCTCGCAGAATTAAAAACCAAACAATCACCAATTTTGTTGATCAATTTGGAGAAGTTCACCAGCAAGAAAGTTTTCAAAGCTATTCGATTGCTGGTGAGGATGATTACATAAAAATCTACATCAAACACATAAACTACTTATCAAATCTCCCTTCTGGTTTAGAAGAGGTAATTTATGAGCTGATTAAGTGTATGAGTTATGGAAATAAGATTGTTATCAACTCTTACATTAAAAGAGATATTGCTATTAGACTTGGTAAAAGCTTTAATACTGTAAATCAATATATCACAAAATTATCTGAAAGCAAAATCCTTATCCGAGAAGGCAGGGGCGTTTATTATCTTAATCCCGCTTTTTATGGAAAAGGTAAATGGAAGGATATTTTGGAGCTAAGGGAGAAATTAGAAGTAAAAGTAAGCTATGAAGATGGAGTTTATAAAATAAGTCACAAATAACTTCTTGCCAATTAAACCGATGTAATTAGTTTTTTGTGAATTATTACTCACCACATAATAAAACATGGCTTTTGAAAACTTTAAGAGGAAGATAGCTCTAAATTACTTAGAAAAGAAAGGAAGCGCCTATAGCCCTTTGTTATTTAACTTTCTTACCAATGATTTTTCTTTTGGTACTACTTCTGGCAAATATTTAGAATATTATTGCCAAGTTGCTCCTGTTGGAGATGCAATCAATAAAATAGCCAATGAAGCTGCTTGTGTTTCTTTTTTTCCTTATACTAGAATTGAAAAGGAAGCAAGAATAGCTTTACCGAATAGCCCTTTTGTCAAAACTTTCCGCAAACCTAATTTTAAGCAGACTGGGATAGATTTTAAGCAAGAGGGTTTTATACACTACTTAGCTACTGGAAATAATTATATTTATCTTTCTGGTGTTTTAAGTGCTGACAAGAGAAGTGTTTATCAAAGTCCCTTAGAAGTCTATAATCTACGCCCTGATTATATTACGCCAGTTCAAGACATGTCGGGTTATCCTGAATATTACCTTTACAACCCGAATGGAAAACAAAAATGTTTTCGTAAAAGCTATATAAATAACATAAATGGGCAATTAATTGAAGCCTATGTTGAAGATGATGGCTTTGGCGTACTATTGCATTGGAAAGAACCTTCCAATAATCAACTTTTCTCAATGCTTTACGGTGATTCGCCTTTGCAGAATGTTGAAATCGAAATTAACCAGTATTTAGAAGCCTCAATACATAACGCAAACCTTTTGAAAAACGGCTTGTCTTCTAAGATGTTGTTTACTCCTAAAGATGGATCAAATCCGCCAAATCAAGATCAGCTAGACAAAATAAGAGATTATTTAAAAACCGCTTACTCTGGTTTTAACAATGCTGGGAAGAACTTACTTATTGGAATGCCTTTTGATGTTAAGCCTTTGGACATTAACCTCAAAGACATGGACTTTGAGAAGTTGATGCGAAGAATGAGGGTGGCAATTTACAATAAAATGAATATTCCGCTCCCTATGGTTGAAGGTGAGTTCACTTCAAATACAAACATGAAAGAAGCTAATCTAAACTTTTATGATAAAGCCGTTCTGCCGCTTCTTGCTAAATATTGTGAATATTATTACTGTTTTGTTTATTCGAACTTTTACAGAGAAGATGGTGTTTTTGAGATAGGTTTTGAAGAATCTTCAATTCCAGCTTTACAACCTCGTTTATTTGAAACAGTAAAAGTTTTACAAGCAGCTAAAATAGCTACTTCAAACGAATTAAGAGAATTTGTTGGATTAGGACGCTGCGGAATTGGTGGCGATGCTCTTTATGTTGATGGAAACCAAGTCGCGGTTGCTGGTGATGAAAATATGAGTGATACTATTGGTATTCCAGCGGGTATGGTAAATATGCCTGATGAAGATGAAGAATTAGACGAGGAAGAACAAGAAACTCTTGAAGGTGATGAGACTGAATTTGAGGAAGAAGGAAAAAGTATTCTTAAAAAGTTACTTTCCAAAACTCTTGACATTAAAGGAAATAGGGTTTATTCTGATGAGGAAGTGGAGAAGTTGGTTGCTGGCGAATAGTATCGCTGCAACCAATATTCTCTAAAAAATAAAATTACCTTTATGAAAGTTTTAAAAGATAGAGTTGCTCTACAATTAATTGCCGCAGCAGAAAAAACCGAGGGTGGTATTATTATTCCCGAAAAATCAAAAGAAATTCCAGTTAAGGCTAAAGTTTGTTTTGTAGGCAAGGATGTAGAAGATGTAGAAGTTGGCAATATGGTTTTTTTTCAGAAATGGTCAGGAAATGAAATTGAAGTTAATAAACAAAAATATTTGATTTGCAAAGAATCTGAAATATTGTGTGTAATTGATGAACATTGACATTGAAAAAAGAAAGATAGAAAGCAGATATATAAAGCCTATTCGCGCTATCTTTCGTCAAATGAACCAAGATGCTATCAATCTTTACAAAGCCACTAAATCCGTAAATGCTGAATCAGTTGCAAGAAATTACAACCCCGACTTTCTCAAAGTTTCTAAAGACTGCCTAAGAGAAACAATCCAGACTTTTGGTTATTTAGAACGCAAGCCAAGTAAAAAAGCCCTAGATGTTGAGATGAACCAAGATCAAATTGAAAACATTAATAAAGAGTTTGAAAGACTAGCTATCCTTTTCATAGCAACAGAAAGCGAACGCCAAGCCCTTTATATTCAAAACACCAACGCAAAAGAATTATCCAAAGCTCAAATTAACGCTTTAACTAAAAACATTAGGAAAGAAGCGCGGCTACAAACAATTATTCAGGAATTGGAAGCAAGAATAATGCAAATTCGTTTTGAAGGATTTATTCAAGGCAGAGAAACCGATTTAAGCAAACTAAATGCAAGATTAGCGAGATATAAAAAAGAATTAATCGCTTTGCAAAAAACCAAAAATAATGCGGTTGCGGAAGAGATAAACATTGCTTTGGACAAGAAAGAAGAATCAAGGGCGGAGTTAATTGCCGAAACTTTAGTCGGAGTAGGTGAAAGCTGGTCAAGACAAGAAGAGGCAACTCTGATTGCTTTAAATCTTGGATTGCAAATAAGAAAAGTTTGGCGTGGAATTTTAGATGATAGAATTAGACCAAATCATTTGGCAGCAAATGGACAAACAGTGCTTTTAAATCAAAACTTTATTGTTGGCGGTTATTTAGCGCAAATGCCAAGAGATTCTAAGCTTCCCGCTTCCGAAACTTTAAGATGCCGTTGCTATGTTGATTATTTAAGATAAATCAGGCATTGAGAAGATTAGAGTTAAAAAATAAACAAGCACTATTTAACTCCCCGAAAACTCTAAACATCTTCCCCCTCTTTCGACCCGCTGCCTGTTGTCGAGTCTTCTTATGTCAAGGTAGTGCGTTCTTTTAACTTTCGTTATTCTAAGTAAAATCTCTTAATTTGTAATTGCTATTGAGAAAAGCACATAATTTGTTAAAGGCTTCATCCCTGGATTCTTCTGATTCGTAAATAAAGGCAAAAACTTCTGTACCAATTGTTTTAAAAGTTATCATAATAGACAAAGGCTTTTTTTTCTCAATTCTAAGTATTGTATCTAAGGCAATTAAACAATCATTAATAGCAGCTGAACTTCTTATAAACATAAATTTATTTTTTTAATAATTCGTTAAGTTGTTTTTCTAAATTGTCTTTACCTTCTCGCAATTTTTTAACTTCTTCCAAAAGCTCGGCAACAACATAAAAAACTTTTCTCAAATCATTTTTTTCATAAAGTTTTATCCAATATGTTTTGCCATAGCCAAGATAATCTCCAAAAAAAGATTCCCTTGTTGGTTCTTTCATTTTTCCTTGCTCAACTAGATCAGAATAAAATTCTTTTATTCTAATTAAATATTGATATGTTTTTGAAGTTCCACGCATAAATGATTATTAACTTAAAGTTAATAACAGTTTTTAATAATTGCTTCTTAATAAGCAACAACATTTATTAAAGATAATTATTAACCATAATCACCACTATGGAATTAAGTTACAAGCAATTTACACTAGAAGTAAAAGAACTTAAAGAAGATGGCTCCTTTGAGGGCTATGTTGCTGCCTTTAATAATATTGATTTTGGCAATGATATTTTAGACCCAGAAGCTTTTGAAGATGAACCCGCTGGAAAAACCTATCCACTTCTCGCCGACCACGACACAAAAAAAGCAATCGGTAATTACAAAATAGAAATAGATAATTATGGCGTAAAATTCAAAAACGCTAGATTTAACTTAATGCGCGATGAAAAAACAGGTGCTTTTTTAGTTCCTATGGCTGCCGAGAAATATGCTAACCTTAAAAATGGTGATATTTCTGGTTTTTCAATGGGTTATATGACCAAATCAGATGATTGTGAATTTAAAACAGTTGAAGGCAAAAGATGCAGGGCAATTAAAAAAGCTCAATTAATGGAAGGATCGGTAGTTACCTTTCCAATGAATGACAAAGCAAGGCTTACTGGAATCAAAACAGTTAATCCAAAAACTAACTTTCCTTTTACTGATATAAATTACGAATGGGACGCTTCAAGTGCTGAAGAAAGAATAAGAGAATATACTAAAAGCGAAAATGAACCCGACTCTACTTATAACAGATACTTTATGTATTTTGATAGTGGCCGTTCAAAATTCTTCGATGCCTACAAATTGCCTTTTATAGATATTATTGACGGAGAGCCGCATATTGTTCCAAGAGCTATTTTTGCTATTGCTGGAGTTTTAGAAGGCGCGAGAGAAGGACTTAATATTCCCGAAGGAGACAAAGCTAAAATCAAAGAAATTATCAATAACGTATATATTGCGATGGCAAAAGAGTTTAATGACCCTTCTTTAACAAGCCCTTTAAAAGGCAAAAACCTTGACGAGGTCTCTTCTATTAAAGAAGTGGAATCTATTTTGAAAGAAAGTGGTTTCTCTAATAAAGAAGCAAAAACGCTTATTTCAAAAGTAAAAGAATTTTCTAATCAAGTTCAATGTGATGTTGAAAGTGAGAAGGCAATAAAATTGTTGCGAGATGCAACAGAGCAAATGAAGTTTAACAATTTTTTAACATCGCTTAATAGCGAAAATATTTTTAACAAACAATCTTAAATAAAATGACAGATTATTCACCACAAAATATGATGGAAGCCGTATCGGCTCTTCAAAAAGCAGTAAAAGAAAATAACGAAGGCGTAATTACCAAAGTTAGCTCTTTTATTGATTCACAAGAAAAAAAGAATCAAGAATTAGTAAAGCAACTTGAAGCTGAAAAAGCTGAAAGACTTAAATTTGCTGATGAAGTAAAAGCTCGTGAAGCTATCCTTTCTCGCCCTAATTTTGATGTTAAATCAGAAGATGGAAAACAAGAAATGAAGGCTTTTGATGCTTTTTTAAGAACTGATATTAAAGGCATGTCTGAAGCTGAAAAAAAATATCTTCGTACTGATTCTTTGGTTGATGGTGGAGCTTTAGTTCCTGAAGCTTTTTCAACTGATATTACTAAGAAAATCATTGAAATTTCTAATTTTAATGGAGTTATTAATTTTATCCGAGTTGGTGCTAAAACAACTAGACTTCCAATTAGAAATACTCTTTTGACTGCTTCAATGGTTGGAGAAGCCCAACAAGATTCACTTTCTAAATCTGGATATGGAGAGCAGCTTTTAACTTTAAAAAAAATGCAAGTTACTGTCCCAGTTACTATTGAAGAGTTAGATGATGCTGGAGTTTCTATTGCAGATCAAATTATTCAAGATGTTGCTGAAGCTTTTGCGGTTAAATTGGGTCAACAAATTGTTCAAGGCACTTCTGCTCCTACACAACTTCAAGGCTTCATGGCTTCTGGTGTTGTAACTCAAGAAATTAATTCTGGTGTTGCTGATGCAATTACTTGGAAATCAATGACTCTTTTAACTGGTCAATTAAAAACTGGTTATAATCCTATTTATGGCTTCAACCGCTTAACTCGTGCTACTTTGTTAGCTCAAGAAGATGGTGTTGGTCGCCCACTATGGGTGCCAGGTAATTTAGCTGCTGGTATTCCAAATCAGATTAACGGTTATGCTTACCTAGAAATACCTGATATGGCTGATATTGGTGCTGGTAACTATCCAATAGTTTTTGCTGACTTTGCAAGAGGTTATGCTGCTGGTAATGGCATGGATATGAGAGTTATTAGAGACGAAACTACTCGTAAAAGAGAAGGCATCGTTGAATATACCTTTATGAGAAGAGTTGCTGGCTTAGTTAAGCTTCCTGAAGCTTTTGCTAAATTGAAAATTTCTGCTTAATTTTAACTTTAATTTATATATAAAATGTTTGATATTTATAATACTCTAAAAGAACAACAAGTTCTTACTCCAGTAGCAATCACCGACAATACCGCAAGAGTGGGAACTGTTGTTGATCTAGTTGGTTTTGATGCTTTGAAATATTCAATTGCAATCGGAACTTTGGCTGACGCTGACGCTACTTTTACTGTTTTAGTAGAAGATTCTGATGACAATGTGACTTATACTGCTGTTGCTGATAATTTCCTTTTGGGAACTGAGGCGGCAGCTAGCTTTACATTTGCTGATGATAATAAAGTTCGCTCAATTGGTTATAATGGTTCTAAAAGATACAATAGACTAACTATTACTCCAGCCAATAATACTGGTTCGGCTGTATTTGGTGTAACTGCAATCTTAGGCTATCCTTTGAATGCTCCAACCACTAATAATGTCTAATTAAACTAAGGGGGCGTAAAAACCCCCTTAACAATTAAAAAACTATGAAATTTAAAGTTTTAAAAACATTTAAAGCATCTTTAGACGGATTTAATTTAGCTGATTTTAATAATGGCGAAATTTTGCAAGAAAATGATAATAGATTAACAAAACATTTTCTTACTTGGGTTTCTGCTAATAAAGGTTTTATTGAAGAAATTATAGAAGAAAAGATGTTACCAAAATTTGAGAACAAAGCTATTTTTTCTGCTCCTGAAAACAAAAAAGAAGAAATTGTTGAAGAAGTTAAGGTTTCTGATTTATTAGAAAAAGAAGCCGAGGAAGCTCCTGAAAACAAAGAAGAAGAAATTAAAATTAACAATAAAAAAAAGGTAAAAAATAATGGCTGAAACAAAAAACTATATTAAACCAGTAACTACTGGACAAGACAACCCATATATTTTTGGCGGCACTATAGAAACTGGTAATGGTCAATCACTCAAAAAAAAATATTTTATTGTTGACATGACAACTATTTCTTCTGCTGCGGTGGTTTATTTACCATCTCCAGTTGCGGGAACTATTACCAAAATTACAACTATTATTAATGGAGCTATTGCAACGGCTGACGCTATTTTAACAGGTAGAATTGGATCAACTGCAATTACTGGTGGCGCAGTTACAATTCCTTTTTCTGGCTCTGCTGCTGGTCAAGTAAATTCTGCAACTCCTACCGCTTTAAATACTGTTGCTGTAGGAAATAATATTAACTTTACTTCTAATAATGCTTCTACTAATACAGTTAGAGCAACTATTGTAGTCGAAATTACATTATCATAATGGCTTCAAAAGATTTTCCACTAAAAATTAATTCTGACCTTAGCGTTACTATTGCAGTTGGACAAACGGTATCTAATGCAGTTGACCTTTATGGCACTGCATTAGTTGGCTTTATTACTGATGCAAATTTAACTGGAACTGCTTTAACTTTTCAAGGATCAGATTTGTTTGCTGGAACTTACAAAGCAATCGCACTTTTAAGCACTGGAGTTAATATTGCTGGCGTAGTAACAACTAATAAATATTACATTTTAGGATCTACTATAGATTTATCGGCGGTTAGATTTCTAAAAATTGTATCGGGGATTGCTCAATTAACCAATCCGACAACAATTACTTTGATTACTAAACCAATAAATTAAAATGATATTTTTTCAGCAACCAGTTAATTATACTTTGGTAACTGGAGCTGGATCAATATTGCCAGTTAATTTACCAGATGTAAAAAACTGGTTAAAAGTGCCAAACACAGTTGCAGTTGATGATAATTTGATTATTTCTGTTATTAAATCGGCATCTTCTATATTTGAAAAAATAACAGGAAGAGATTTAATCAATAAGACTTACAAAACTTACCTAGACGCTTTTCCTTGCGTTAATGGGCTTAATTATTACACAGGCGTAAGCTCTTTAGCTCTTAAATATAATGACAACGGAATTCTTTTAAGAAAATCCAAGCTACAATCAATCACTTCAATTCAATATTACCTTGATGGAGTTTTGACAACTTGGAATGCTGTTAATTACTACATTACTGATTTACCTGATTATTCTGCAATTTACCTTGTTGATGGTAAAGAATTTCCATCTAATGTTGACATTAGAAAACAAGCGGTTGTAATTAATTTTGTTGCTGGCTATGGCTCTTCTAACGCAAATGTGCCAGAAGATATAAAACAAGCTCTTTTCCAATTTATTGCTTACCTTTATGAAAATAGAGGCGATTGTGCAAGTTCAAAAGATATGCAAGCAGCAATGGATTTATTCAGCCAATTTAAAATTGTAGATTTCTAATGGCAAGTTGTGCAAGAATTAAACCAAGACCAGCAAAAGCTTGCATAGGCGATATGCGAGCCTATGTTTCTATTTATAAAAAAACAAAGCAAGCTACAAGCACCACGGCAGTTGATCCCAAACTAAATCTTACTTTGATTGTCGAAACTTGGGCTTTGCAAAAAAGTGTAAGTGGCGAAGAAATATTTGATGGCGTAAATACGATTGGTAAAATTACCGATCATTTCTTTATTCGTTACGGCGTAATTACTGCCTCAAAAATTCACATTTTAGAGTATGCTGGCAATAGATATGAAATTGTTGAAGTAATTCCTGACTACGAAGGAAGAAGTGAATTGACGCTTCTTAAATGCTCAATTAGAGGTAGTTCGGCTTTAACAAATACTAAAATATGAATGTTAAATCTAAAATTCCAAAATCAATTTTTAATCTTGACAAGATAATTCAGCAAGGAATTAGAAAGGGCTTGCAAAATAGCTCAATAGAAATTGCAGGTAGCGCAGGAACTACAACAGGCGGACTTATTAAAGATGAGATGAATAAGCCTAAAACAGGCAAAATTTACCCAATAATTGTAAAGAAAAGAAGAAGATATATAAACCATCACGCCTCAAACGATAGTGGATTTGAAAGCTCTGCCGTCTTGTCTGGAGAATTAGCAAAAAGTGTAAAAGGAAAAACACTTGGAACTAATAGATTAGAAATATCAGCAAATACACCTTACGCAGCAATTCAAGAAAAAGGTGGTACAAATTCAGAAAACTCTTATTCTGCCCCAAGAAATAATCTTATCCGCCCAATTACACAAAGTCGCGGCAACATTATGAACAACATAAGACAAGCCATAAATTCTCAAATAAAATAGTTGTTGTAAGTTAGTTTTGTTCACTATAAGTTAATAGCTATTAAAAACTAACTAAAAAAATTATGAAAAAACTATCAATTGCTTTAACACTATTTTTTCTTTTTTGCCATAAAGCTCATGCAGTTGATGCAGC